AACGGATATCATCAGAGACTATAAAAACATCCCGGTACCGGGTGAAATCACGGTCGTAGGGGATGTGATGCCGACGGGGTGTGTTTTTGAAGCTTCGGCGGCGGTCACAGTGACATATGACGGAAAAAGCTACCAGATCCCAAAAGGGCACAGTACGGTGCCTGATATCCTGATCACAGAGGGCATCCATACCATGCAGTTTAAAGGGGATGGCGGCACGGTTTCCGTAGAATACAGAGGGGGCAGGTTCTAATGTATAAGATCACGCTGGATGGTTCCTACCTGTACCATCCGTGGATAAGAGGCCGCTGCATTACGGAAGGGGCACTGAATCAGGAAGTCAACAAAAACGGTTCCTGTGATGTCTCGATCGTCCTGGACCATCCGCTTGCGGCATCCGTCCTGCGGCGAAAGTCCATGCTGGAAGTAATCCGGTTCGACCTGACGGGCAGTGAGAAGACGATCTACCGGGGCGTTGTGATGAACACCGTCGAAGACAGGGATCTTGAGATGGAGATCCAGACAGAAGGCGACCTAGTATTTTTTCAGGACAGCATCATCCGTCCATTCCACAAGACCGGCACGGATGTACCGGGAAAGACAACGCCAGGAAATTATTTCAAGTGGCTGGTTAAGAAGCACAACGAACAGGTGGATGATTTCAAGCAGTTCCTGATCGGTCAGGTGACTATTACCGGGGAAGCGGCAGATCGGGAGCGGAACGATTACAGCACCACGAGGGACATAATGGATGAACTCGTCGCAGAAAGCGGCGGGTATATCCGAACACGAACCGTCGGCGGTGTGCACTATATTGATTACCTGGCAGAATATGAACAGGCAGGCGGCCAGGATATACGGCAGGGGCAGAACATAATTGATGTTACCAAGAACGTCAAGACGGATGAACTTGCAACACGTCTGATCCCGCTCGGGGCATCGACGTCAAACAACGAATGGCCGGTCACGATCGCAAATGTAAACGGTGGCAAGGATTACCTGGAAGACGCGGCAGCCGTGAAAGAATACGGCATCATCACGAAGACCGTGGAGTTTTCCGAAATACAGGACCCCACGAAGCTGAAAGAAGAAGGCGAAAAGGCATTTAAGAAGATCAACGGGGTAAATCTGGTGACAGAATTATCTGCAATCGACCTGTCGGATGCCGGTTATGATGTGGATATGCTGCGGATCGGTGAAAAGGTTTTTTGTGCAGCACCCACGTACAACATACAGCAGCTGCTGCAGATCACGAAGAAGGTGACAGACCTGTTAAAACCGGCAAACAGCAAGGTCACGCTTGGCGGTACGGCATTAACATACACACAGCAACAGCTACAGGCAGGGCAGGGGCGTGTGAAGTATACAACAGTAACGGCGATAACGAATGGGCAGATTGATGAGATCTGCATTTACAGTTAAAAGAAAGGAAGAAAACATTATGGCAAAATTTTTGGATACAGCGGGATTAACTTATCTTTGGGGCAAGATCAAAACAGCATTATCAGGGAAGGTAGACAAAGTAAGCGGTAAAGGACTGTCTACGAACGACTATACGACAGCAGAGAAGAACAAACTGACAGGAATCGAAACCGGTGCGAACAAATATGTGCATCCGAGTTATACGGCGAAAACAAACGGACTGTACAAAGTGACCGTGGATGCAGCCGGACACGTATCTGGTACGACACCAGTTACTAAGACAGATATCACAGGCTTAGGCATCCCGGCATCAAACACGACCTACTCTGACTTCAAGGGTGCAACAGCTAATGCGGCAGGTACACACGGACTGGTACCGGCACCGGCGAAAGGCGATACGGGTAAACTTCTGAGCGGTAAAGGAACATGGGAAGCCATGACAATGGCCTATACTGAGGAAGATTACACGCAAGCATCTGTTGGTCTCACTTTTGCAGGAAGTACCGTAAAAGTAAATATTCCAGTTGCAACTACTGGTAATATGGGTCTCATGCCTCCAGCGATGTTTTCAAAACTGAATGATTTGCCAACAGAGGCAGATTTATCTGGTATCTATGCGAAGAAATCCGACATTACAGGCGTGTATAAGTACAAGGGTTCCCTGGCAGATGCAACAAAACTGCCGACTACAGGGCAGGTTGCCGGTGACGTATACAACCTGGAAGCAGCATCTGACTACGGCCCGGCAGGTACCAACGTGGCGTGGGACGGCAAGGCATGGGATGCATTGGGCGGATTGTTTGTGGTCGATGCACTTACCAATGCCGAAATTGATGCAATCTGCGTGTAAAGTGAATTGATATAAGGAGGAAGGAACATGGCATATCTAGATAAGGCGGGGCTTACTGAGTTATGGAAGAAAGTGAAAAGTTATGTGGATGCCAATGGCGGAGGAACACCGACAACGATTACAGGAAATGCAGGAACAGCTACAAAACTCCAAGCAACACGGGCAATAGATGGCGTTAATTTCAATGGTACGGCTGACATTGCCCATTATGCCGTGTGTTATACGTCAGGCTTGACCGCTGCCAAAACGGTCAGCCTGACGAACTTCAAACTGGTAGCTGGTGCAAGGGTGTTTGTGCGTTTCAGTTATGCCAACACCGCTGCAAATCCAACACTGAACGTCAATAGTACAGGGGCGAAGCCAATCTATTACCGGAACAGCAACATCCCTGCAGAGCTGATAGATCAGTACACGGTTTTGGAGCTGGTCTACAGCGGATCATACTGGTTTGTAGTCGGAAATATGAATATCCTGACCAAGGGCGACAGCATAAATATTGAATGTTTCACGGCTGGCTATGTGACATCCGCAGGCAAGGAAGTGCAGTTCTGCATTCCGGTATCGACACCGATTGTCGGCTGCAGTTCTGTTAGCATAGCATCGGCAACCGGACTGCAGATCCGGCAGAATGGGAATTATATTTATGGTGGCAATGCATCCACGCTGGTAGCGGCATCGTCCTACCGGGGCGTTGTCAACCGTAATATGGTATCTATTGCCGCAACGATGCCGAATACAACCAACGCAGTCAACAATGCACCATGTGGTGTGCAGGAATGGCTATAACAGAGAACTTAAAAAAGATACTGGCGGCAGTCTACGGGCGGGATGTCCGGCAGTCGATCCATGACAGCATCCAAGAATGTTACAATAACGCTGAGGCGTGTAAGAGTTATACAAATGAGCACGTAAAAGATATGGAAACAAAGATGGCAGGTATTACAGGACAGAGTAAGGCGTTGATGGCAAAAACACGCAAGGATGTCCGGAATGTACAGGCAATTTTTTCAGTAGAAAAAACAGTGTCTATCACAGACGGCAAACTGTGGGAAGCACAAGATGCTGGCAGTTCGTGTGTACTTATGGAAGGGGCAAAAACACAGTGTACAACACTGAATGTACAACGAGGCGAACGGTATATCATACATACGAGCATGGTATCACGAGCCGGTAGTGGACGCGGAAAATATCCGATTATTTTTGCAGTTGATAACAGCAGTGCCGGATTCACAATGGTTTCAGCTGTAGAAATCGAAGAAGAAGGGGACTGTGATTATATCGTTACTGTTCCGGATAATGCAAAGTATATGATGATATCAGCCAACGAGAACGGCGAAGGTATCTGGGTGCGAAGAATCAATGTTCTCACAGAGTAACAAGAAAGGAAAGACTAACGAGGATGAAAAAAGAAATGGTTTGCACGATCACAGGAGCAATCGGTGGGACGATTGCTTATTTTTTTGGAGGCTGGGATCAGGCTCTTGTAACTTTAATCATTTTCATGGTAATTGACTACATATCCGGTCTGATTGTTGCCGGTGTGTTCCACAACAGCAAGAAAACGGAATCTGGGACACTTGAGAGCCGGACAGGCTGGAAAGGTCTGTGCAGGAAATGCATGACGCTGCTGTTTGTTCTGGTGGCGTACCGGCTGGATCTGGCAATCGGTGTGGATTACATCCGTGATGCGGTGATCATCGGGTTTATTGCCAACGAACTGATCAGCATCGTAGAGAATGCCGGACT